ACTGGTTTTGTAGAAGTGCCATCGTAGTTTTCGGCGAATAAATCGGGGCCACCACCACCACCACCCGCATCCTCCCAAACAGCAAGGCCAGCACCGTCTGAAGTCAAGACTTGCCCGTCTGTACCCGTTACAGTGGGAAGCGTGTAAGTCTCCCCAATGCGTACTGTTTGAGTTGATCCACCAATGTTTACTTGGTTTGCTGCGGTGCTGGTTACGTCTAGGCCGAGAGCAACAGAATTACTGTGACTGACTGTTACGTTTTTACCCAAGCCCGTTGAATATTGACCAGAAACATTTCCACCAAAAGCGGCAATGATCGAGCCAAAACCCGAAACATTGTTGCTATTACCACCTATCGAGACTGTGTATGATCCAGTTGACCGAGCCGAGCGGCCACCTAACGAAGCACTATAACCCGCTGTAGCCCGATTGTCATAACCACCAGCCACGAAAGCGCCTTGACCACCAGAAGCTACCGCTCCATCCCCGATAGCCACATCATTCGTTCCAGTAGCAGAAGGTGCAGTATATGTTCCGGGGTTTTCAGCATAAAGCGAAAGCGCAGGGATATCCTCCGCCGTAGCCCCTATAAACACAGTAGCAGAGCCAGTAAGCACAATTGCGGCGTCAGCATTGCTACTTTCGCTTACCGTGCGAGTTAATGTTGTGCCAGTCGCCGTGTAGGTGCCTGTGCCGATCTCCCAAGCCGTGCCATCCTCAATGACGTAGCGGACGACGTCAGCGTTTGCCACGCCAGCGTCGCCGAAGGTTTGATAGCCACTCTCGGCGGAGCCAAGCGTGATTGTTCCAGTACCCGTAGTACTGGTGGACATTTTTGCCCGGTTCTTGAGAACGGCCATGTCTACACCTTATGCTGGGTCTGGAATGCGGATGTCTGAAGCTGTCAAGCTGAATGTGTTGCCAGAAGTTACCGCCTGAGACGCAGACAGTGAACCAGTCGCAAGCAAGCGGCTATTAGTCGTGTCAACAATTGCGTAGTGCGTGGCAGTACCAGTTCCGGTAACAGACGCGCCAGTAATTGCGGCCAGCGTAACCTTACGGCCATTCGGCGAGGCATCAGCCGGGGCTGAGACGCTAATGCTAGTTTCGTTGCCCAGCGTGTAAGTGCTGGTGGCCGCCGCATAAGTCGTCGGCTCCTGAGAGCATATGTCTACGCGATTGCCCTCTGTATCCAAAACGGTCAAACCGTTATCGAACACTCGATTATTTAAGGTTGCCATTTAGAAGCTCCTGATTTTCATGCGGTGGCCAGAGCCGCCAAATTTAGCCTTGTCGCTATCTGCATTGATAGCATTAATAGCGTTATCATACAACGCTGCCCAAACGCTCAACCGATTGTCATCGCCCAAGAACGGCGCGCTGTGAATTAACGATCCGTACAGATACGCATCGGGGTAGTAAGTTAAAACCCAATTGCTTGTATTAGCGTCAGTCAATGGGATAATCTTTGAGTAGTAAACCATCTCCAGCGTGTAAGTGTCGCCCGGTGTTGGGAATACCTCAATTGAGCCGTCGGTCATGGCGTAATACTGTGGCCTGCCCGTCACGTTGTCTGTTCGCTGCCTCAAACGCAGCAAGTCAGCCTGACCTACAAGCTCAAGGCTGTAAGTCGTGCCACTGGTGATGCTTAGCCGAATAGGCTCGTAAAAATCAGACGGCAATGCGCTGTATTGCGTAGTTAAATCAGCAATTGACCGCTTTTCCATGCGCCAGTGACGGATCGTGCGGGACATATCCGCCTCAACCATGTCAATAAAGTTAGGAGTCTTGGAGGCCAAGTCATCCCGGTTAAGCCAACTGGCTATCGCGGCCTGAAGCTCTGCGTATGTTGTGATTGCCATTTTAATATTCCTCTAACAAGCCCTTCAACCCAAGATTTTTCCGCTGAGCTGAATCTAGCTGTCTTACGGCTGTCGCCGTACTTCGTATGCCAGAGGGCTGACGTGCTGCGTTATCACTTCGTAAGACCCCACTATCTCGTCGTCCGTTATTTGGTCCACCGGTTTGCGGTCCATAAGGCGGCGGTACGATTGGCTCAGAAGACGGTCCTGCCGATCTGATAGAGCCGACGTTCTCTCCGGCCCCAAAGCCTTGGAAATCCTCATCAAAAACTTTGCTACTTGCGCCTGATCTGTCTGCATCTGATCCTCTCCATTTCATCAAAACAACGTCAGGATATCCCTTGCTCTCGTCCCAACCCTCAGAACGCCAAGTTCTGATAAGATCATCGAAAGCGGCCTGACCACGCTCTGAGATGTAAAATTCCTTGCTGAATGGTATACGTTTTACCTCATTAAATCCATAGCCACCGTACATTTCGGGTAAGAAGCCATTTGGATGCTTGGCACTTGGTACAGCAAAAGCGTTTAAAACAGAAGCCCCCTCTTCAATAGCTTTACCCATAACGGCAGGAGAGGCTACTCCTTTGGCCCCAATTTCGTTGCTTACCACACCGACTAAATCAATCTCGTTTGACCCCAACCCATCAATTGGCTTGCCATCGTTCATCCAAGAATAGTCAGGGTTTTTCTTTAAACCAAAATATACCTCACTGTCGCCAAGCTGGAAGGTTTGGTGGTCTCCAGTTTTTCCGCCAGCAGAAATTTCCTTGGCTGAATAAGGCTCAAGAGATGGAAATGATGGATTTCGCCTTAACGCTTTTTCGTAATCAGATGGCGAAATGCCGCCTTTATTAACAGAGGCAGTTGAAGATTTCCAAGAATTTCTCAAAGCCTGATCTATAAGCTGGGCTTGGCGTGGTTGTTGGATGACCTCATAAGCGATGGCATCACTCATATTTCTTGCGCCCTCTGGAGTTATTTTTTCAGATGGCAAGGCTCTGCCAAAAGAGTAAGCCATTCTAGCCTCGTCTAATTCTCCAGAATTATTAAACATTGTGGGTCTGGCAGAATATTCAGCCTCAAAATCAGGGAACAGCAAACCGCGAGACATGGGATTGTTAAAACGGCCGACGACAGTGCCACCTAGCCCCGTGTCATATGACATATGCTGTGGAAGCCCTTCATTCTCTAAATTTAAAAGCCCACGCTTTTTGTCTAGCTCCAGTAAAAGAAGCGTATCTCCAAGATTTGAACCAGCAAACTCTGGCTGGATTGTCGCGTCCAAAACTTTCTGCATATTTGGAGCGCCATAATTTGCCATTTTTGGCGCTGACATTTGTTTAGATATTGCCGCTCTTTGGTCAAACGTCAAAGATTGCATATATTCAGAATAATTAGGATGATCAAACCCAATAAATCCAGACAGTTTTTGCAAATCAGGGTCTTTTGTAGAAGCGCCAAATTCTCTAATTGTTTGATTTATTGCTGCAACTTCATCAGGGGCCAGCCTGCCTTCTTTTACATATGACTCAAGAGTCCCCAAATAAGCGTCACTGATAGAAGCATTGGATTGATGCGCTTTTGGAGCCATTGCGGTGACGGCTAGAAAATCACTATCTTTTCCTAATTTTGTAGCACCCTTTGACTTGCTGTTAACAAGCCAAGCTATCTCTGCGTCCGAATACTGTTCCTGCAACGGGAATAACGGCCCACCCTGCAGTGGGGTTCTGCGGGTAGTTCCCGCAGCATCAATTCCTTCGTAGTATTCACCAGCTCTTGTTAAGTCGGCCGGAGTAGGGCTTATTTTAGCCCCAACTAAATCTCGTGGGTCTATTATTGGGACGTCCGAATATGGGGTTACTTTACCTGCGGGGGTTGCAGCGCTCAAACTCTGAGCCTGACCACCATCAGCAAAAGCGTCGAAAATGCCTTGAAAATCGCCTTCAGCAAGAGACTTGCCAGCATAAATTACATCAGATGGAACTTGATCTAACGCCGCAAGCGCACCACGCCTGCCAACTCTTAATGCACCACCAGCAAGAGGAATAGCCTCCGCAGCAGATAAGGCCACGCCCGCAGCGCCAGCAGCCCTTTGTAATGTGTTATCAGAAGCGGCCCCGGCCTGCGCATCCCTCCAAGACTCTTGGCCCCGCAACGGAGCGCCAACGCCGGAGATGTCAAGCAACCCCATGCCATAATTCTGAGAATTGTTTGGATTGCCTACAATGTTTTCTAAAATTTTGCGACCTTCGTAGGGGTCAATGCCAAGAAACTTGAATAAAGAGCGTTGGTCGCCTTCATCAGTGTAATGAAGCCAATTCACCAAATCCTGCGCCATTGTCGGCTGGTAATCGTTTAAAGTTGCTCGCGGAGCGTTTAGGTTAAGGTTGGACATAGCTCCAACATCGTATTCTTCGCGTTTATCAAAAGCAGCAGGAATGCGATCTAAAATGCCGACCATTAGTAATTCTGCCCACTTGCCTTTAAAGCCTGAAACGCGTCAGCCTCTCTGTCAGGGAAGCCCCATTGGCCATTGCTCTTGAGGAGATTTTCAAATTTTGACCGGAACCTCTGGAACTCAGCCGCGTCAACTGGGGGTATTGGATTTACCTGCCTGCCCATCATGGTGTCTGTGCCGACAACCCCGAAAACCTGTGCGGGGTACGCTGGCATGTCGCGCTGAATGGCACGGTCAGACGGCTGAGAACTTGGCCCTGCTGTGGTGAACGGAACTACTCTGGAGCCAAATGGCCGATCCAAACTTAGCAGAGATTCTGGCTCAGCGCCTAGCGGAAATTCAGTCGGGTAGTCATACCATTCCCTTGGCGAGTATGTCGGCGCTCCAATTAAATCAGAAAGCGGGACAACCGTGCCGCCGCCAACGCCATAGTTGGTGGAATGGTCGCCGTATGGATTGGGACGCATCTGTGGACGCATCTGTGGACGCATCGGTGACTGCGCGACTTGGGCAGGGTTCTCAACCTTGCCGCCACCCTTGCCGCCAATGGCGTCACGCAAACCAGACGCAGCCATGCCAAGCAGGCCACCCTTTTGGAAATAATTATCGGCAAAGCCATCCTTGGACAAGCCTTGATTGGCAATAGTCGCGCCGCCATTCAAACCCATGCTGCTGCGATATTGAGCCTCGCGCTGAGCCGACCCACCTTGAGACTCACGGCCTAAAGTCTGTGCCGTACGCTCATAGTAGTCATCGTCGCGGTCTTTTAGGCCAACACCCATAGCCAAGTCGTCAAAAAAACCCATGTCAATCCCCTTGCTTGCTGGGACTATAGCACATTGAATTTTATTATGCGATACCCTGCGCCGAAAGCCATATCACACATCCTCAATGCCCTCCATGACCTTTTTCATGCGGTCTGACAGCTTCCAATGGCCAGCGCGCCAGCGGGCGGCGTACTGCGCATCCTCCAAGTCTAATCCGCGCCCGATATATGTCTTAATCCAGTTATTCATGCAAATATTTTTCATTTTTGGCGAAAGTTTGTGAAATGGAATTTTTTTCATGCAATACCCTTTAAATTGCGTTTAATCGCCGTCTTCCAGCTAGACATCGCGCCTGATAAAGCCGTCGCCGCGTCACTGGCCATCGTCAGGCACAATGCGTCAGCCAGATCCGGCGATTTAAGCCCGCGCTTGCGCATCTCGTCTTTGCTCTCAGCCTTCATCTTGCCCGACGACGTGAATGAGTATCTAATCGCCGTCAGTTCTGACAAGAGCTGGTCGTTATCCGGCAGTTTGCACGACCTGTCCTCGAGCCAACCCTTCGTCTTAAACCACAGCTCAGCACGCAAATTCATATACGTCTTGCCCATCGCCGGTGCCTCGCCGACATTAATACCCCTGACCGGCGCACCTAACTCACGCAAACGATCAACCACGCCACCGCCGACGCCAATGCTGTCAACAAGTATCTCACTGGGTCGCAGGCTCATCGGCAAGTTTTCAAACTCAGCCATCACCCGGCCCACAGTCTGCATCAAGTCCAAGCCATGCCAGCTCGTTATCTCAGTCACCACGTTGCCATAACGCTTGCACAAAGCCGTCTTGTCCGATCCAAACCGAGCTACATCCAAACCCCAGATCGGCTTCACATCCGGCGTGACCTCAATGTCACGATGAATGGCGCTCTCAACCAAGTGAAACGGGATAATCGTGTTGTCATCAGCCAGAGGAAATTCACCAAGCACGCGGATGCGGAAGGCATTGCTATCCTCCCCATATCTGGCCCGCATCTCGTCAACAAACTCATCGCTGACAAGTGGGCTTTCTATGCACGACCAACGCCGCGTCCACCAAGTCGCCGCCAGCCGGGTTTGGCTCTCGTAAAACGTGCCACTGGAGCGCGTTGGGTTGGAAAGCAGGATAGTCGTCGCAGCGTGGCCCGACATCGAACCAGCAGCCGCCTCAAACACCTTCTCAGGCACACCAGACGCCTCGTCAACGACAAGTAGCACATTCTCCGAGTGAACACCGGCCAATGCTTCCGGCGTCTCAGCGCGGCTTGTGCGGGCCGATATAAACGCCTCTGCCGGTGCAGCCGTAAGCTCAACTCGATCCGACTTAACCGTCAGCAAGATTTTCAACTGATCCGGCAGCTCGTTGATCCATCTTTTCAACTCAGCAAACAAGGCATCGAAAAGCTGACCACTGGTCGGCGCAGTAACCACAACTTTATTCGGAAAGCGCAGCAAGACAAACCACAGCATCACCCAACTGGCCGACGTTGACTTGCCAGTGCCGTGGCCACTGCGGATGCTAACCTTGCGCTCGCCCGACGCGACAGCTTCTAGAAATTCAGCCTGATAGTCGTGCGGCGTCGCCCCCAACACTTCCTTGACAAATAAAACTGGGTCGTCCCGGTAGCGCAGCACAAACTCTTCTAGGGGGTTGGCTTCATTCATCGCTCAAGTCCTCATAATCCGCGTCAATGGCCAATGCCTCGCGCTCACGGTCTTCCGCGTCAATCGCGGCAATATCAGAGTTGACTTTTCTGAGAGCATCCAAGTGCATGTCGCTCACAC